ATTCTAGGGGATGTTCTAACACCCCATATTTAAATAAATACTTACATTCATAGTAAGTAAGAAGTTTTTTATTAGAAACAAATTGTATTATTTCACGCATAAAATCATCATGTTCACCTTCCTTTAACATTTCAAGAATTGGTTTAGCTGAACCATAATACGTTTTCCAATCAGATTCCTTTTGAACTACCTCGGTTGTGGGTTTACGTCCTCTTCCAGTATGCTCAGCCAGTTCTTTTTTGGTTAATTTACGTCTAACGTTGTGATATAACGATTTTTTTCCAATATACGATATCCCACTTGAATTGTGAGTAGTAATGTATATAAAACCGAATGTTCCTTGAGGCATATCCTCAATTTTTTCTATAACTTGTTTATTGTATAACCACATATTATCTATCTATGTTTATAAGTATTGTAGTATCTGTTGTTGCGTTTGTAGGTAATGGTTGAGATAATTTTCCTATTGCTAATAAATTTTGATTTTCATCATATAATCCAACCGTTGTTATATAAGGGGCAAAATATGAAGCCGTAGCAAAAGCATATAAAGTATCTGTTGGTTGGTAAAATTGGTAAAATGAAGAAGTATTAAATGCTGATTGACTTATAGATGAACTATAGTATGAACCTGAGAGTGGGATATTTCCTGAAATTATTGTTGGGTTTTGTGAGTAGTTAAATTCACTTTCAGCAATAGTACATTTATATTGGGTTTCATAAATCGTAAGTGAGGATGAAAATGAACAAGTAACATTTGAAGATGTTACAAAATTATTTACTACTAAAGAATCAGATAAACCATAAAAAGAGGAACCATAAATAGCTGTTCCATAAGTATCTGCTTGTGGTTGTGAATCACTAGTAATAATTGCTAATCCATGAGAATAGAATATATTACCACACATTTCTCCAGATGAAGAAAATATTAAATTTCCTTCTCCATCATCATAAATAGAACCACTAGGAGCTATCCATTTAAATGAACCTGGTTGGATAAAATTTCCAAATAATCCTACAGGTATAGACATAACACCAACTAGTGAATTTGAAGATGTTGGAAAATATTTAGGGAAAGTAAGCGATGTTTGAGCGAAATTATAAAATCTACCTGCTGAAGATAAAGAACCAGATAATGTATCTCCTGAAGGATCAGAACCAGGTATTAAACTTGCTGTGTTTACAGGTGAACCATAACTTTGAGTAGCATTAGTAAAATTAGAATAGTATAATTGTTTAATAGAACTATATACTAATCTTTGATATTGGGTAGATAATTGTCCTGTTGTTGGATCGGTATATGGATTAAATAATGAACTAGTAGATAAACCTTTAAATCTATCAATTCCTACATTAGATCCTGTTAATTCATTAGCTCCTTTAAAAGTAAACGATTTATTTACCTCAAAAGGAGAAACAATTAAATCCGATGCTAAAAACTGTTTGTATGCATTCATTCATTTTAAAAATCTAGCTTAACACGAACTAATAATTCCGAAGTAAAATCTTTTTGTAAAGGTCTAGATAATTTAGCTACTGCTAATAATTCATTAGAATCATTATATAACCCAACTGTAGTTATAAAAGTTTGTGGGTTATTAATAAATTGACTATAAATAACTTCCCCAGTAGAACCAGTAATAAATGATGGGTTTTCAGAATAATTAAATTCAGAACTTTTAGCTCTTACAAATACAAAATCTGATGATAATGTTTCTTGGGAATTTAAATAGAATGATTTTGAACCACTAATAGCTTGATATAAAGATGTATTTGGAGAAACGTTAGGAGCTGTTGAACCAGTTGATGAACCGCTAAATAAAAATCCGATACCTCCACCATTTACAGCGGATGATAATGCTAATGGATTTAACAATATAGTTCCAATATCAGGTAATAACCATCCATAAGAACCTGAATTTAAAGAAAAACCGTCAGTTGTTGTAGCTGAACTTGTTACTTTAACTCCTTGAGAACCTGACATTAATTGAAATACTCTTCCTGCCTCACAATATAAAACAGTAGAAACATAATTACTATTATCTGTTAATGTAATAGAACCTAAACTTCCTGAAATAGTTAATCCTAAAGAACCTAATAATAATGATTCTTTATATCTAGCTCTTTCAAAAGAAAGAGCATAAAATTGGGATGAAGTAATAGTTCCAAAAATAAAATTTGTATTTTCATCTCCAATTACAATATCTTGATATTGACCAAAAATTGTTGATGTTGGAGAATAACCATTAACTAAATTATTATAATTTAAACTTCCACTTCCAGCACCATTACCATAAGCTATAGCAAATTGAACAGCAGATCCAGATAATGTAGAACCAGTTTGAAAAACATTTAAATAATAACTACCAGCAGCGCTAGTTCTTTGGGTGGATGATGTAAAAAATTGGGTAAGTTGAGGATTATCTGTAGACCACAAAGTGGCTGTTACTGAATCTGTACTTACAACAATATCGGATGGATCAAAAGCTTTAAATGACATTTTTTATATATTATACTTTAGTTAATGTAAAAGGAATAGTTGCTCTAGCACCACTATCTCTACCTTGAATTTGGAGAGTTGCTTGTAATACAGTACCTGCAAGTGCAGTACTAGGGAATATAGCATTTATAGTAGTACCTCTAATATTCAATGATGTACCAATAACTGTTTTAGAAACAGTAGTACCTGTTGTTTGAGGATTTACATTTAATAATTGTGCTTGAGATGTATTAATACCAACACCTTCAAATGTAGAAGTTAATCTAACATCCGAAATAGTAAATGTATATCCACTAGCTTCAATTGTGTTTCCTCCAGTATAATTTAAAGTTTCTGGTTGTAAAATTTGGGATTGGCCTTGTTTTAAACTAACAATAGTAGGAACAGCTAAAATTGGCAATTTAGCAGTACCACGAGGTAAAGTAATTAACTTATACTTCATAGTTTGAGTTTCATTAGGAAAAGCTTCTAATAAAGGCATGTTAATTAAAGCTTCACCATAATAAGCGGAGCCAGATGGTTGTGTAGGATTATACAAAGTATAATCAATTTCATCATCAGCTAATGCGAATTGGGTAATACGAAACGATCCATCATTTTGAGCTAATAATTGACGGCCTTTTGTTGTTAAAATAGCGTCTACGGTTACTACGGTATTATTTAAATATCCCATGTTTTGTGCAATTTATTATAAATATATAAGTTTTTTATTTTTATCATAAAAGTCCGGCTTTTTTAGCTACTTCTAGGGGGTCATACTTAGGATCAAAATTGTAAGGCACTAATAACCCCTTACCTGTAAAGGTAGGTAAATTAGAAACCAATACAAAAGTCTCATTAGGTACTCTTCTTACTATTCTCCAGTTTTGAGTTATTGGGTTTACGGGAACAGAACCAGTTATATAGTTCATATAAAGAGAACTAGAAAAACTAAAATCAGATCCTGTTTGGGCTAATATCAATTGATAAGAACCAGTTCCATAAAAATTAGAATCCATACTTGCGGAGGTTGATGTTCCAAATCTTATATAATCTCCATATTGTAAGGGAAGATAGGAATCAGCCAGAACAATATTTACTACGGGACTACCAGTAAAATAAGTACTTGATTGTTGGTTTTTTATAAAAATAGAATTACCAGCAAGTGCATTGATTGGGAGTTGTATCCCATAATTAGGATCTAATGCTCCAGAATTAGGAGATGAACCTGTTATAAAAGGAAATAACCATCCTGCACTTTGTGAATCTTTTAAAAATACACTTTGAGAAAGGGCAAAACTTGCAGTAGGATTTGTGATTGTTGATCCTGATGCAAAAGTAACATTTATTGAAAAATCACCAGAACCGGATCTTGTTGCTACTGTATCAAAAAATGCTCCTCCTTCTACAATTGTTATTTTGGGGAAAGTAGTATATTGTGATCCTGAAATTTGGTATGCTGTAACTGGATTTCCTTTTTTAAAGGTTTGAGATACATTAAATAAACTATAATTGTTATCAGTTAATGTAGTTATTTTTCCTTCAATATCAATTAAATTAATAATATGAATATTAGCTCCTCCTGGATATTCTGGAGCTGAAGAGGATATCCAATCAAATAAAGCAAAATATTTTGTATATTTTTCAATGGCTGCTGTTTTACCATATGATTGGTCACCAGGCCAAAAACTTGCAGTTCCTAAAACTGTAGGTACTCCAGAACCTGATGGAGTATAGAAATTATATTGAGCACTTGTATTTTTAGATCCTACATAACGAGGGTAAATACTACGAGCTAAACTATAATTTGAATCTTGAATTTGAGCAAATGTTGCGGATGATGATAATAGCAATGATTGATTTACAGGTAATGTATCGCCTAAAGCAGCATAATCTACATCAAAATATTTCCCAGATAATCTATTACTATAAACGTTATTGTAAATAGCATTATAATCACCATAAATTTCTAAATTTCCTGGAAATAGTTGTTGAACTTGAATACTTGGGTCAGCTGGGAATCCAATAGCATTAGGATTTACAATATCTATAGTCCAAAATGAACTTGTATTTATGGAACCAGTAACATTTTCAGAACCACCTGCTGATGGAATAACGTCTTGGGAAACTATATTATAATTTATGCTATAAGTATATCCTCCTTTTAAAGTGATATTTGGAAATGTTAAACTTTGTGAAAAAGGATATGTTGTAGCTGGTGATAATCCAAAATTAGTAAAAGGTCCTAATACAGCAAATTCGCTTTTAATTCCATTTGTTTCTTCTATAAATGAACAACTTATAGAAGCTGTAGGAGCACTAGCATTATTTAAACCACTTCCATAAAGAGATCCAGATACATAAAAACTAACATTTGCTATACAATTAAATTCTGGAGTAAAAATAAAACTAGAAGTATTATAACTTGGATATAATTCTGCATTATTTACTACTGAGTAACTAATAAATCCAGAAGATGTAAATATTCTTACTGCAAACCCATCAGGATTTATATCATAAGAAGTATTTGGTAATGTAGCTGAGGCTGATTTTTTAGTAATTACAGATAATGATTGTAAGCTAGGTATACTTGCTACATATTCCTTAGTTAGTAAGGGATTAGGTAATAAGTTTCCATTATTATCTACAATTATTTCTGAACCAGATAATTCTCCATTAAAGTATCCTTTATTAGTTAATGAACCTGTTGTAGGTCCTAATGGGGTTGGTATAGTTATATTATTAAAATTATATGCGTAAGGATATGATGTAAGTACTATATTATCTACATAAAGAAAGTCAGCACCTCCTCCATAATCAAAAGTTAATACCGTTCCTAATTCAGTTAAAAAACTTGCTGAAATTGAGGATGTAGTAGAAGAAGTAAAGGGGATTGATAAAATTTTATTTAAAAGAGGATCATCACCTAATACTGTGCTATTATTATCATAAGCATAAAATTTATCATTATTTGAAATATTACCAGCATTGGATATAACATCCATAGTTAATAAATAATTTCCAGAAGATGCTGTTAATATTATAGATAAATTACCTGTAGCAAATAATTCTGAGGGGTTTGAATAAACTAATGAAGCTGAGGGTAACCATGTGTTTGGTAAACTACCTCCATCAGACCCACTAATATGTTCAATTAAAGAAGGAATTAAAACAGTAGTTTGTGATGCCGTATCCCATACAGGTGTAGATTTAATTGAACCTGTAAATTGTAAATTTTGAAATACATTTGGAGTATTCCAACTTGGATTAGAACTAGAACCAGTACCATAATAAGAAGTTGTAGTATAAGTATCAACTTGAGGTACAGGATATTTATTTCTTTCTAATACACTCTGTTTAATTATAATACCTGATGCTAAACCTGATCTAGAAGGAGTAAAATCTTTAACTAATTTAAATAAAGAATTATCATAAAATTGAATTAATCTTGTAAAGTCATTCCAACTGTAATTTTTGTAATATTTTTCAAAATAATAATTTCTTAAAACATCTAGATCTTGATATGTAACTCTTGATTCAGATACCTGTCTTGGGTCACCAATAAGTTCTCCTAAATTGAAATATCCTAATTGAGAAGCAATATCATTATTAATTACATTTTGAGGTGAAAAACCTACTTCAACATAATTTATATCAGGAGTATATGAACCACTTTGAGGAACATTCTGTTGAATTGATCTAAAAGCAGATAATACATTATTATTTGGAGTATTATTATTTAAATACGGATCTGTACTAGCTGAATAAGGCAATACGTTATTTTCTTGTCTTACTTTATTAGATACCCTATTTCTTATACCTGATGGAAATTGGTTTAAAAAGAAATAATCATAATTATTTACAAATACTCCAGAACTAGTGTAAAAATTACTATTAGAAGCAAATGAAGAAGTATAAACCCATGAACCTGATACTTTAGGGTGTATTGAAGTTGAGCCACTATATAATTCACCTCCTAAACTTGCTCTAAATGCTAAAGTTTCAGGAGCTGTAGTAGTACCATCACCCTCAATTGAATAAGGGTTCATAGTATAATCATTAAAATCGTTTTGACTAGGATTTATTGTATAATATCTAATTTCTTGGAATGAACCAGTAAATTTCTTACCAGATAATGAAGATGATATACCAAAATAAGATTTTACAGCGTTATTCCAAGGGTCTTCTGTAAAAGGATTTACTGATGAAGATCCGGTAAATGCTACAAAATTTCCATCACTTCCCGAGTATATATTATTTTGAGCATACAAAGTGTAATTACTTCCTGTTTTATTTATTAAGACAGACCACCAACCTCCATTATAGAAAGGTAAATATACACTTGCTGATGTTTGTGGGGAAGTTGGATCAGGAATAAAGTCTAATAAAGCGTATTTGTTATATGGATTTGGTATTGAACCGGAATATGATCCACTTGTATATCCTGAACCTGTATATCTTAATATTAATTTAACAAAAGTATCAGTTTCCCATAAACTTTGAGAAGCAATACTTGCTGTGTTATAAGGTAAACCATCGGTTTTAAATCTAAATTCAACAGCTTGAGGAACGTTATTAGGAGAATTCCAAGCTGAATTTAAAACAAATGAAGATGAAATGTAATTACTTCCCGAGGTATAATAAGCATAATTATACTGGTTATACCAATAATCATAATCGTTAAAATTAATTTCATCTTGTCCACCAAATTCACTTATTTGTAAAATTGTATCTGGAATGCCAAAAATAGTAGCTAAAATTCTTATTGCTTCTACTGAACCTTTTTTGCTATATAAATAAGGTAAATTATGGAGTAATCTTTTATATGTTTGGAGATTTAATTCATTTTGAGATAAAGGATCAGCAGATGAAGTAATAATCAAATCAATTTTTTCACTTCCTGTAGGATATAATTGTCCATTAGAACCGTAACCTAATAAGTTTAAATATGAATCATTTGTTGAAAAATTATTAGTGTATATAGGTAATCCAAATGACCTTAATATATCAGCCACCAACTCTGGTGAGGCCCCGTAATCTAGACGGTTATCTGCGTTGAATTTAGATGTTATATTATTTGTGTATACCCAAACATTATCGAAAGATTGTCCAATCATGTTGGTAAAAGTCAAATAATTTTGACTATCATAAGTTCCTTCTTTTAAATAATTAGGAACTAAATTTGTTAGAATATCTAAATTATCAGTATCGTAGGTAGATGCGCTTAAATATTGTCCTCCATAATAAGTTGAGCCATAAGTGTCACTTCCATACCAATTTAATACTGCTATACTACCAGTAGAAGCTAAAGTATATGGTGGGGTAGAGTTAGTTTTTGGCCAAGCATATGAACCACTAGTAAAATATAAAAAATATTCATATCCATCAAATTTTTCAATAATATCAGAAATTTTACTTTCTAATAAAACAATACTATTTGAAACTTGTGGGGTTGCTGTTAAAGCATCATACGAAGTAATATCATTATTATAATTTTCTATTTCTTGGGCTTTTAAATAGAAATTATTTAATCTATTAGCTGCTGAAGAATAATATACAAAATTAGAATAATAGTTATAATCTATATTAATATCAACACTATTATCATATAAATAACTTTTTAATTGATCTTTAGAACTACTTATACTTGAACTAACTAATGTATTATAACTAAATAATGTTGATGGATTTGATAATTGATTAGAGGTTTGAATGTTAGTATTAGGACCTCCTAATGTTAATATATTATCAATATTAAATGAAGGGGTTTCTACTTCAATGTTATAAGCAACACTATCAGCTGTTTTAGTTACTACCCATAATTGTGATTTAATATCAAAATCTAAAGGTAAAGGTTCATATAATTTAATAAATAAACCTGCTGTAGAGACATTAGCAACATCTAATAAAATATTAATACCTAAATAAAGATTATTACCACCAAAATTTATATAAAATTCATCAAAAAAAGTATCTGTACTATATTTTAATTTAAAATCTTCATATGTTATTTGTAAACTACCTGATGGAATAAAATTATTTGTAATTTTAATTTCGGTTCTATCTGAGGAAATTTCAGATATATAGAATTGATTAGCCGGGGAAGATCCAAATTGATATTCTGTAAAATTATATAAAACATTATATATACCGTAAGCATATCCTGAATTTATTAAGTTAGCTTCTGGATCTAAAGTTACGGTTGTGTTTTCATTTGTGTTTGGAGTTTGGGTTTCATAAACAGATATAGGATTAGTATTTTTTGAAACACTTAAATCTGTTGAAACATTCCACTCAGAAATATTTTCATTAGATGAAATTAAATTATTATTTAAATCATATATATGAAATTCAATTTTGCTTCTACCATATGTAACTTTTCCATCAGTAAAATTTGAAGTAAGTATAGATTGATCATTAAAAGATAATTCTTCTATGTTAAAATTTAGGGGGTTAATTGGAATTATAGTAGATGCCATTAATTTTTATTTAATAGTTTTA